ACGATACTTAAATAACCCAAGTTATAATCTAAATAAAGTTAAGGAGACAGAACTACATATTGAAAAATTAAGGAGTGAAAATAAACCAGTACCTCAATCTTTAATGAATACCTTACCTGGTTATGCACACAAAGGATTGAGCGATAAACATGGAGGAAGAGTATTTTCATCAAATGATAGTAATACTATAAACATTGCTGCTTATGACAGTGGTTTATTAAAACCTGAAGTACTTGCAATAGTTACTTCTAAATCTGATAATACTGGTCTAAGTAAGGTGCAAATTGAAAAGAATATATTAGACGAATATGATAATGCTGTAATGTTAGAGTATAATCAATTAATAAAAACTACTGATCATAATTCAGCGCTTCTTACTGCTGTTGAAAAAGTTAATAAAAATTTTAAACCTTTAATAGATGAGGCTATATCAAATAAACCAGGTGCTAGAGATAAATTGATAACAAGATTCAATACACTTGCAGCTGATGGTATACTTGGTATAGATGAACCTATATCTAGAACTGCTTTAGTACAACTTGAGGATGAAAAAGCTAAATTTATAAATAATGTAGTTAGTAAAAATGATCAAGCATCTAATGTTAATTTACTAAGTAGTGAAGAGTTCCTTATTGGAGAAAAACGAAAGGAATTGGATCAATTAACAGCGTGGGTTGGAAATCAAGGTTTAGGTGAACTACCTAATTATTATCATAGTCTAGCAAGAAAAGCTAATATACCAGTAGAGTATGTAGCATTGATGAGAGCAGAGGCTTTAGATTATAATCTAGGTAAAAATGATCGAAAAGCTTGGAGTGAAAATATAAAGAACACTCTAGAAAAAGTTAAAGAACGATCACCACTTAGTGTAAAATTAATGAATGCTGAAAGTGTTGTACAAAAAAATTTAATTACATTAAGTCAAATAACAGATAAAGATGATCAGTTTTTCATAGAGCAACAGTTTGAACCAGCAAAAACATTTGATACAAATAATGAAAACCTTACAGCATATGATTATATAGAACGTACTGATAGTAAATACGATTCTAAACAACCTTTAAGTAAAATGAATGTATCTGAAATAGAAAATATGTTCGATAAAGAAGGTGCTAATTATTTTAATATCGGTGCTTATGGAATTTCTAATGAAACTCAATTTAAAATAATAGCTAAACAATTATTTAATGATAGGTTGATTACTGAAGATACTGTATTTGATGACAAAACACAAAAGTTATTTTATCATTATGCTGCTATCTTAAAAGCACAAAGAATGAATGACTTGTCTGGTATAAAATATGATTTAAGTACTATACCTGAAGATAAATTACAAAGTTGTGGAATAGGTAAAGATAAGCAAGCGTATCCTTTAACAGACGCAATATGTCAATACGTGTACAACAATAAAAAGAACTAATGAATACAGAAACAGTCAATCAAGACTTTAACAGTCCACTAACTGAAGAAGAACTTAAGTATCAGGAATCTCTTAAAGATCAACCTAAATCTACTGATGATATTATTCAAGAACAAGTAGATACAGAAGTACAGCAAAGAGAAGATCCTAGAACTCAACCTGATGGTGGTGGATTCAGAGGAGTCATTAAAGAAATACAATCAGCTTTATCAGGTGGTCTACAAGACACTGCTTCTTCATTAGCTACTTTCCCTGAACGCACTATAGATGCTTTCTCAGGTGAAATGCAGAGAGAACGTAATGAGAAAGGATACTACAGACCTGATTGGTCACCTTTTACAGATTATGAAAACCCTATCGTTACTAATACATGGTGGGGTTCATTATTAAGAGGTACAGTACACTTCGGTACAATGGCTGCTGGTATCACTGCAGCGGCTAGTGCAGCAGGTATATCTGCTCCAGCTTCTATAACAGGTATAGCTGGTTATAGCCTACTTAGAGCTGCTGGTATAGGTGCTGTAGCAGACATCATATCAAAAGAAACTGATGGTCATAATGCTCTCGCTATGATGAGAGATAAGCATGGCTGGATGGATACTCCTTTATCTACAAAAAATACAGATCATCCTATGTGGATGAAATTCAAAAACATTGTAGAAGGTATGGGTATTGGGGTTGTATTTGATGGAGCTACTATGTTACTTGGTAGAGGAAATGGTTTAGTTAGGAATCAAGTAAGTAATAGAAAATCTAGTATTGAATATCAAACTCTAAAGAAAGGTTTAAGAGAACTAAGAAAGAATGAGTTTGGTGCTAGTAAAAATAAGAATATAGCTGAACCACATCAAGGCGCACATATGTCTGAAGTGGACCCTGGTACAGCTAGAGAACAATTAAGAAAAACTAGAACAGATTGGGATGCTGAAGATGGTTCAACAGGTTCTGTAACTACACCTGTTCAAAGAGAACGTGTAGCAGATACAGGAGAAATGACAGAAGACATCGTTGATAGTGTACTTAGAGGGTTAATGAGCGACAAGAAGTATCAAGCAGAAGTAGCTGCTATAAAAGCTGGTAGACAATCCATGGTTGACGTTTGGGGTGATGCTGTTGCATCTCATCAAAGAATGACTTTAGGTAGGAATGCAGCTGATTTAGCACCTGAAGACTATCTTGAAGAATTGTACCGTTCATCAATCAAGTATGATTTAACTGATGATGCTGGTAATATTGTTGAAACTGTTGAAACATGGACTACTAAAAATATAGTTGCAGGTGATTTAGTTGTAGGTACACTTCTTAAACAACTAAGAGATAACGGTATAGCAGGTAGAGAATTAAAAGATTTCGTCAATCTAATTGAACAAGATGGTCCTACGCAGCAAGTATTTGATACTATGATGACTGCAATGACTGAAGTTAAAAGAGCAAGAGCTTGGGCTTCTGATTCATTTAGATCTATAGGTGCTGGTAAAACACGTAAGGATGCTATAGAAAAAGCTGTTAAAGAAGATATGAAAGATACTAAAGATGCTATTCTAAGTATCCTACAAATATCTAAAGATGACGGTAATGATGATTTACTAAATGCTACCTTTGAGTTATTCTCTGCTATGAAAACAGTTAATAACTTAGATGACTTTGATGCATTCTGTAGAAAGATGATAAAAGGTGGTCAATTAGAGAAAGGTGGTCCTGATAGAACTGGTGCTTTAATTAGAGAATTAGAAGGAATGATGGTTCATAGTGTACTTAGTGGTCCTAAAACAGCTATGAGAGCTGTTATGGGTACAGGTACTGCAACCTTCTTACGTCCTATGTCTACGGTCATAGGAGCAACAATAAGAGGTGATCAAACAACTATGAGATCAGGATTAGCTTCTATGAATGCTATGATGCAAGCTATACCAGAATCCTTTGAATTATTTAAAACTAAACTAAACTCCTATTGGAGTGGTGATGTTTCTAGTATGAAAACTAGATTCTCTGAATTTACTAAAGGTGATGAGAACTGGGAACTACTAAGACGTTGGGCAGAAGATAGTGGTAGAGCTTCACCTGGTGATAAAGCTATGTTTGCTATGGCAAATCAAGCTAGAAACTGGAATAATAATAGTTGGTTGACTTACTCTACTAAACTAATGGCAGCTACTGACGATGCTTTTAGGTATATCTTAGGTAGATCTAAGATGAGAGAGAAAGCTATGAGATCAGCTATGGATGCTCAAAGTAAAGGTTTAATATCTGAAATCAATCCTCAGTTACTAAGTGTATTCGAAGAAGATTTCTATAGACAAATCTTTGATGCTGATGGTAATATTATTGATGAAGCTACTAAATATGCAGCTAAAGAAGTAACATTAACAACTGAACTAACTGGATTTTCAAAAGGATTGAATGATGTATTTACTGCTAACCCTTGGGCTAAGCCATTCTTCCTCTTTGCAAGGACGGGAGTAAATGGTCTTACTTTAACTGCTAAACATACACCAGGTTTTAACTTCTTAGTTAAAGAATTTAATGATATAGCGTTTGCTAATCCTAATAATTTAGATAAAGTTGCTGCTTATGGTATAACAAATGCTGCTGAATTGGCTAATGCTAAGGCATTACAAACAGGTAGACTTGCTATGGGTACATCTCTAGTAGGTATGGCTTCATGGTCTTGGATGTCTGGTAATATGACTGGTAATGGTCCAGTAGATAGACAAACAAGACAATTATGGTTAGACTTAGGATGGAAACCTAGATCAATTAAAATAGGTGATGTATGGGTTAGTTATGAATCTATTGAACCATTTAACCAAACATGGTCTATGATTGCCGATATAGGTGATGCAAGTCAGCTAATGGGTGAAGAATGGACAGAAGATCAACTTCAAAAAGTATCATTAATTATAGCTCAAGGTATAGCTAGTAAGTCTTACTTACAAGGTATGCAATTATGGGTAGATGCTTTTGGTGGACAACCTGGTAAATGGGGACAAGTAGGTAGTTCTTTACTTAATAATACAGTACCTTTATCTAGTTTACGTAATGAAATGGGTAAAATCTTTACTCCATATACTCGTGAATTAGGATCTGATATAACTGATGCTATAAGAAATAGAAACTTATTAACTGAAAATATAGCTGCTGAACCATTATCTATTAAATATGATATACTAAACGGTAAACCTGTAAAAGATTTCGACTTCTTAACTAGAGTTGCTAAATCTTTACTTCCTGTTGATTTTAATTTTGATTATAGTCCTGGCAGACAGTTCTTACTTAATAGTGGTTACGATATGAGATTAATGACTTATACTGCTCCTGATGGTACAGATCTATCAGAGAATGAAGAAATTAGATCTTTATTCCAAAGAGAATTAGGTAAGTTAAATATGGAAGTAGGTCTAAATGCAATGTCTAAAAGACATGATGTACAGGAATCTATGCTTCAAATGGATAATGATAGAGCTTCTGGATTTAGAGGAGAATATGAACCTAGAGATTATTTCCATAATAAATTAATACGTGACTATGTTAATAAGCAGAAAAAAATAGCTTGGTTAAGATGTTTACAAAAGTTAAATGTACAAGCTTTGGTAGCTGAACAAGCTAATAGAAAATTAAATAGAAAACTAAAACAGTTACAAACCACTCCTAACTATGAATCTTTACTTTCAATGTATAAATAATAATGGCAACAACACAAACTGCAAGAGAATATACAGGAGATGGTAGCGATCTAACTTGGGCTTATGCCTTTCAATCCTACCAATCTTCAGATATAAAGGTTCAAGTTACTAATTCTACAGGAACCTTTGTAAATGTAACAAACTTTACAGTACCTGATTGGTCAGCTTCTAGCGGTACTGTAACATTCAATAACACAGGCGTTGATTCTAATGTCTGTGAATCTACTGGTGCTCCAAAAAACAACAGAATTATCCGTATATATCGTGAAACAGATATAACAACTGGAGTAGTTGGTCAAATAGATCCTAAAGCTACTTATGCAGCTGGATCATCCGTTAAAGCAGCAGACTTAAATAATAACCAAAAACAAGCATTATATGCTGTATATGAGTTAAGAGATCAAGAACGTATAACTGGTAATATCAGAGATGATGCTATCACTGGAGCTAAGATTGCTGATGATCAGATAGATTCTGAGCACATAGCTGCAGGTGCAGTTGATTTAGAACACATGTCTGCTAACTCTGTAGACAGTGACCAATATGTAGATAGTAGTATAGATACAGCTCATATAGCTGATGACCAAGTAACTTATGCTAAGATACAAAACGTATCAGCTACTGATAGGATACTAGGTAGAGATTCATCTGGTGCTGGTATTATAGAAGAAATAACACCAGCTAATCTACGTACAATGATAAACGTAGAAGATGGTGCTACAGCAGATCAAACCGCTTCAGAAATAAGAACACTTGTTGAAAGTGCGAGTGATTCCAATGTATTTACAGACGCAGACCATTCAAAATTAAATGCTATTGAAGCTAGTGCTGATGTAACTGACGCTACTAATGTGAATGCAGCTGGTGCTGTAATGAACTCTGACCTAGATGGTAAGGGTG